ATGACAACCTGAAGGCGGCGGCTGTGGAAGGAGATAACCGGGGAGTGGCAGCTGGGTTCGACGAAAAACTTGCCCTTCAACACGCCAGAAAAGAAGGGGCCAGGGGAATTGTCCGGAGTGGGAAACACAAATATTTCATTGTAAAGAAGGACGGCACCCTGTCAAAAACGGAACGAGCCGTTCCAACCAAGAGCGGAATTGTAGGGTACTTCGACCGAAGCAGCCGTTTCCCATACTGCCGGTTGACAGCGTTCACCTATGATAATTTCGACAAGTTCAAAAAGGCGTACCCGCTTATTAAATGCGTCGATGAAGCCTATAAGGAACTCATGCCGAAAGAATACGCTCTTCAGCAGGAAATGTGCAATCAGACCGTTTCCGACTTTGTAATTCCCGGAACCGTGTTCACAACCGTAACAGTAAACAAGAATTTTCCAACCGCAGTGCATAAAGATGCCGGCGACTTCAAAAAAGGGTTTGGAAACTTAACCGTTCTCAAGGTAGGGCGCTTCACCGGGGGAAATACCGTCTTTCCGAAATGGGGAGTCGGGTTCGATGTGGACAACGGCGATATCCTGATGATGAACGTTCACGAGTGGCATGGCAATACCCCAATTGTGATGAAAGACCGGAACGCCGTTCGCCTGAGCTTTGTCATGTACTACCGGGAAAAAATGCATCAATGCGGAACGCTTCATCAGGAACTCGAACGGGCCAAAAGGAATAACCGCAGGATGAACAACTGAAAAATGAAAAGACCAATTTTCCTAATCGTAGGTTGTTGCGGAACAGGGAAAACCTGGGTAGCAAGGAAACTGATAATAACCCTTCAGCTGGATCAGGCCCGGAAACTTGGAAAGATGCGATTCAACTGGAACGGAAAAATCGCCGTGCTTGGCTGTTACGACGGTTCGGCCTTCCAAGGTTCGGATAAACTAAGCATGGCAATCCTGCAGGACCTTGACCAGTTCTTTGCAATCCTGCCCAAAGGTGTCCCCGTGGTGTGCGAAGGCGACAGGTTTACGAATAGCACCTTTATTGCCAAAGTGAACCCAACCATTTTGAAGATAAAAGGCGATGGCACTGAAGGGCGAAAGAACCGAAAGACAAAGCAGAGTGAACGACAGGTAAAAAGCATCGAAACACGGGTGAACAACACTAAAGAGCACCTAGCTTTTGAGAACAGCACAAAATGCTTTGAGTACCTTCAAAACGAACTGCTTAAATTCCAATAAAGAACCAAATAAAAATCTACGAATAAACTACGACTATATGCCAGGAGGTTACGGTCAAATTAAAGGGGGCGAAGGAAACGTATTTTCCAGTACCAACCAACCGGAAAACCGGGGCCGGAAGAAGGACCCGTTCAAAGAGGCGCTGGAAGAACTTTCAAAATCTGAGGGCTATTTTCCCATCGCACAAAATGAAATTAAGGGCTTGGTGGAAATCCGGGAAGATACCGATGGAAGCCCCCTTATTACCATACGAGGGGAATGGGCAAAGGTGGAAGGGGAAGACCAGGGAAAGAAGCTGGCCCTTATTGTTGTCCAACTTCCTGAAGCAAAGGCAATAGTTGCTCAATGGTACAGGGACGCAAAGAGCCGCCAAGCAAACATCCGGATGCGGAGTCGGGAAACCCTAATCGAGAGGCTCCACGGAAAACCCGTTCAGCCAATTGAAGGCAAACACGAAATCAAAACTCCGTACTCCGACCTGACGGACGAAGAACTTGCCGAACGGCTCGCAAACCTCAATAATGGCCACCCGTGAACAGCTACTTGAACGGTATGAAATCGAAATGGAGTTGTTGCGCCGCAGGGCCTTAACAGACCTTTTGGCGTTTATCAAATACAACAACCCGAACTATAAGGCCAATTGGCACCATACGCTAATTACCCAGAAAATAGACGCTTTCCTGAACGACCCGGAACAAAAGCGGCTGATGTTGTTTGTCCCGCCCCAGCACGGGAAAAGCGAAATCACCAGCCGTTCCTTACCAGCCTATGCATTTGGAAAAAATCCAGATCTGAAAATTGCGTGCGCTTCCTATTCCCTTGACCTGGCCAGGTCCTTTAACCGGAACGTCCAGCGCATAATGGATTCAAAGGAGTACGGTGAAATTTTCCCAAACTCACGATTGAACGGTAGCCGGGTAGCCTTCGATGACAAAGGTGGGTACCTGCGCAACACGGAGGAATTCGAAATTGTCGGCCACAAAGGTTACTACAAGGCGGTCGGTGTAATGGGGGGGCTTTCCGGCCGGACGGTAGACTTGGCCATCATCGACGACCCGGTCAAGGATGCAATTGAGGCGAATTCCACGGTCTACCGCGACCGTGTTTGGGATTGGTATGTGAACGTTCTGGAAACCAGGTTAAACAATCGGTCAAAGGTTATCCTAATCATGACCCGCTGGCATGAGGATGATTTAGCAGGCCGGTTACTTGCGCGCCAGCCGGAAAAATGGACGGTGATAAAATTCCCAGCCGTTCGGGAAGATTTGAATGACCCCGATGACCCAAGGCAGGTAGGCGAACCCCTGTGGCCAGAGTGGCACAGCCTGCAAAAGCTGAACGATCTCCGGGCTTTGTCGGAGACAACCTTTGCAAGCCTTTACCAACAGCGCCCAGCTCCTGCAGAGGGGAATAAAGTTAAACGAGACTGGTTTCAGTTCTGCCACGAAAAGGAATTACCTGGGGGGATTATCTGGGACCTATGGGTGGATGGTGCCTACACAAAAAACACAGCCAACGACCCCACCGGCTTAATGGTAGCCGGTTATCACCCCGTCCATAAACGAATGTATATCCGCTACGCCCATCATGCCTACTTGGAAATGCCAGGACTTTTAAAACTGATTCCGGAAGTTGCAAGGGGCCAGGGCCTGAATGGCATGAGCAGGGTTCGGATCGAGCCAAAGGCCTCCGGTCACAGTCTTAAGCAAATGCTGAATAATGACCCGACAAACAACCTGAATGCGGTAGAAATAAAAAACTCACTTGTTCAGGATGGAAAGGAGGCCCGGCTTCAGGTTGCTGCACCCAAAATTGAAGCCGGGCGGGTTGTTTTGGTTGAAGGAAACTGGAACGACAAGTTCATTACCCAAATCTGCTCTTTCCCAAACGCAACCCACGACGAATATGTTGACCTAATTGGTTATGCCTGCCATGAATACATGGACGAGGTAGAAAGAGAAGGGGTCGCTTATTATTGAAAAAGTGTAAAAAGTTTAAAAAAAGATTTAAAAAATATTGTGATTGTCTGTACCGGGGTTTAAATTTGCCTAACATTTTCAAACTAAAAACACGGTACAATGAGAACAGAAAATCTTCCCACCGAAACTCCGGAAACGGAAAATCTTGCCTCCAATACTAAACTTTATTCCGACAGCGAAGTGAAAAGCACCGAAGGGATGCTTCTCCATAAACATGAGAAGCAAGCCATTGACGCCCATCGGGGAACATCGTTTTCACCCGAGCGCCGGGGCCGGTATTACATTAAAGAGTATTCGGAACTTCTTGCCGCCGATATTGAAAGGGTGAAGGAATTGGGAGGAGACTTTGACCGCTACCGGGAAAAGTTCGAAAGGCTGTTTTCGGCTTGGCTTTATGCCAAATCCAACTGCCTTAGCACTATGATAGCCGGGCCATCGAAGTTCCCGGTTCGCCGTGCTGAAAAGGCCAACCGGTCAGAAGAAAAACGTTATAAAGAGTTTTCCGAATGGCGGGAAAGGGCATTAGAAGGCATGGCCAGAGCAAAGCGGAAAGCTGAACGGGCCGAGGTTGACCCCATCGCCGAACTGAAAGAAAAGATTAAAAATGAAAAGGCCGGAGTTGAATTTATGAAGGCGGTGAACAAGGTTATCCGGGCAAAGAAGTTGACCGACGAACAAAAGGTTGAAAAATTGGGCTCCATGGGAATTCCCGCTTCCGTTTCGGAGATATTAAAAAGACCTGATTGCTTCGGAAATATAGGGTTTGCCTCCTACAAGCTCACCAACGCCAATGCCCGGATCCGCAGCAGCGAAAAACGACTGAAAGAACTGGAAAAACGAGCCACCGCCCAAAGCAAAGAAAATGAACGGGCGGACGGGGTTCGGATTGTGGAGAACGTTCAGGAGAACCGACTTCAGGTTTTCTTTCCCGGCAAACCAGAGGCATCTATCCGAGAAAAGCTGAAGGCCAATGGATTTAGATGGGCACCATCGAATGGTTGCTGGCAAGCCTACCTAAACAACAATAGCAAGTACAAGCTGGAAAGGTTTGTTTTCGGCGGGAACCAATAGCAGTCGCACAAAAGAACATTTTCATGAGAGCAGCACGGGCGGCTACTCACCCCGCCCGTGACTTTTCCCTTAAAAAGCACGGTACAAAATGAAGTCTGCAAACATTGGCAACCCAGGTATTTATGATAAATACATTGTCGCCTTTTCAGGCGGCAAAGATTCAAC